AAAGGATGCGCCGATTGTTTACACTGTTGTTAACGGTTAACGATTCTGCTAGCCAGTCGACATTTTGGCAAACCCTAACAGACTCTGCAAATACCATCATTGCCTGATCTAACTTTGTAGCTGCGCTATAAACTTGCGCTGCACTTTCGCCGTCGGCCATTAAGCCGTAAAGCATAACAGCACTGGAGAAAGTAGATTTGCCATTTTTTCGGGGGACCTCAACATAAGCCCGCGTAAATCTTCGGCTGCCGTCGGGATTAAGAAACCCAAACAGATTCCAAACAATAAACGCCTGCCACCCTTCCAACTTAAAGGGCTTGCCGGCATAGTCTCCAGTGCTGTGCTCAAGCTGTTCTATAAAGTCGATGGCGTGCTGCGCGTAATTCTCGGAAAAACCCCAACCACTTGCGCGGTCCGTTACATAGCGGTTAACAGCATTGCGCACGTGTTCGCACACAACTACGCGCCCACTCACTACGCCCTCAATATACTGCTCAGCTATTCGCAAAGAAATAATCTAAAGCTATCTGCGCAAGGTATTGGTTTCTGTAAAGGTGCGGCGTATCGCTCCAAAGGCCATCCTTGCCACATGGCTTAAAGCCGCTGCCTTGATCTCGGCTAACGATAAAATGCAAGCCGCTTGGCTCAACTCTAAAGGTTACGCTTTCTGTCAATTCCACTGGCTCGGTTGTTTCAATTTTCTTTTTCATGCTATTTTTGATTTTTGTAAAAGTTCCAATTTAGATACAGGTGCGCTCTTGCCTGTTTCAATCTTGCCCCTCGCGCTTGGCGTTACTCCAAATAGTTGCCCCATTTGTGTAGCTTGCTTAAGTGCCCGGCTGCGAACATCGTACCAGGGGCTAATCACTTTATCGCCGAAACGATTTAACACAACTTCGCCCTCCGCCTCTGTCATTCCGCACGCTTTCTTATAAAGTCCTAACTCGTTGCAGTACCCGGCAACTAATCCAAGATCAACGCCTGTTAACAAATGATTGTTTTTCAATTCCTTGCAAGTGATATCCCAATACTCAAAGCCTAAAGCGTTTAAGTGCGCAGGCGGTTGCGGTACCCCTTCGCTTAGTTCGACGATCATAGGCGCAAGCAATTCCCTGCTTGGGCTTAGCGTTCCCTTCATTACCTTAATTTCGGTAGGTATTCGTGGCCTTCCTTTCATATTTACAAATATAGTCTAAAATTTAGTACATTTATTTTTGCACGGGTGTGAAAGAAAATAAGACCCGCGGTTTTGAGCACGTACCTCATAGATTATTACCCCCCTAGTGGGACAAATTCCTTTCTCGCGCGGACTTGGAGGCATGGCACGAATTGCACAGCGGTTGTAAGTTATCCATATCCCAGAACTCGCCACCTAATCGCACTGGCTCGATGTGATCTACCATCTGCGCAACTGTCAGTAAGCCCAGCGATTCGCAGTTAACACATAACGGATTGCACTGCAGCACCTGTTCGCGCACGTTACGCCATCGCGTTGTATTGTATCGGACCTCGACATAAGAACCCTTTTGATAAGGACGCTTAGGCTTTCCCTTATCGCCCTTGGGTTTGTTAACGCTTGGCATCTAAGCTCATGATTAAGTCCTGAAACTCTGCCAAGGTGCGCACTAATAGGTAAGGTATGTCCGCCTGTTTGCAATGTAACTCAAATGCTTTCTGCTGAGGTGACTGTGTGCCTGTCTCTGTCTTAAGCTCAACAAACCCCATCCAACCCCTGTGCACTATCATTAGGTCAGCCGCCCCCTTATACAACCCTGTTGCCTTCATAGTAATGGCTGTCATCTTATCCCTTAGCCCTCCATTAGGTATGCTCAGGATCATGCAGCGCTTATCGTGGATGACATAGGTATTTTGATACCATAAATAAATTGATTGTTGTAATTGATTCTCATTCATATATATATATTCTTTAGTGTCCTATTTAGTGGAATAGTCAGTGTAACCCTTTCTAGGCTTGGTCTAGAGCCCTCTCGGTTACAAAAGTTACAGAGACTTCAATTCCAGTGTAACCCTGTCCTGCATTGGGATATAGCCCAAAGTTACAAAAGTTACAGAGAAATGTAAAGACTTTGGAAAACAGTAAAACATAAATAGGGTAAAAATCCAATAGTAAAATCCACTGGGGAAAGTTATGTATTTTCGTGTAACTTTTGTAACCGCACCCCCAAAATACCCCCTTAGCCCATGCTAGGCTTTGGTTACACTGAAATCGTATTTTTTGCCCGTTTTTAGTCATTTTGTAGCGTTTTTATCTTTCCGACCCTAAAAACTCTTTGGGTTTTTGAATTTAATTTTACGACCCGTTGCAAAAATCCCATGTTTTTTAACTCCATTCCGAGCTTCCGAGTGTCAAAAATCTTCTGATTTGAGCACAATTCTAAGTAAATTTTAATTTCCGTATTACTCAAATATGACGAATATTCGCCTTCTTTTGGGTTAAATAAAAATTGATTTATTAATTCAGCCTCAAAATTAATAGCGTTAAATTCATCACTATTTTCGTTTAATTCTGCTATGTCAGCGCTTGATAACTCCCACTTAAAGCCGCTTTGGTATAGGTCATAAAAGGCCATAAATAGTGCGGATTTGTCGATAGCGTTGTATTGAGTTTGGTTTACTGCAGTTACATTCACTGGCAAGATTCGGCGGTTGCCTGTTGGGTCGCTGATTAGGCCCAAATCGTTAGTCGTTCCTGCTAAGACGGCTAAGCGTTTTAGATCTCGGTGAGTCCGTCCGTAAGGTAAGCGAATAGAGAAACTGGCTTTGCTTGTCAGTTCCTTAAAGCGCTTACTTTCCAGCTTAGACTTACCCCCAAATTCATCATCCATTATAATTAACTTTTTCGTTAACAAAATATCGTCATCTTTACCGCCATCCAGTTTACTCTCTGCGTAGTAGTTGGATAACTGAGGGGGCAAAAGGCGCCTAAAAAACTCTGTTTTACCCGTGTTTTGGCGTTCACCTGCTAGCACTAAGACCAAAGGCGATGTGCGCCCAAAAATGCTTGCAATCATACCAACGCCCCAATGCGTTAAGTATTTTGATACATTTGGCGTCGGGGTTTCAATGCAGGCGGCTAGTTGCTCGATTAATTCCTGCCCCCTCTGGATGGATTGATTAAGTCTAATAAAATCCTCGAAAGGGTTGTAATAGGTCGTGAGCTCAGAGTAAACTACACGGCAAAAAAACTCAAAGCTTATCTTATTATCTGTAACCTCTGAAAAACGCAAATACATTGTATTTAGGGCCATATCGTCTATAATTTTGGCCCTGTTATTAAATAGCACTGTGCGATCTTCTAAATCATTTGTAATAGTGTTATAGTACAGTTGGTAATTATTGGATAGGTAAAGTTGAACGAGTCCGAGGTTAGTCTGGCCAACCAATGCGAGGTTAACGTTGGCCTCGTATACTGCTGCCGCGGTCTCTGTGGCTTTCTCAATATCCATACCCTGCAGGCGTGCAATTTCAATAACTGACTCCTTAGCGCGCCCTTGTTTCTTTGCCATTTTGGCTATATTCTCAAGCTTAACCGATTGGGCGGATTTTAGTTCAACGCCTGCCTCCTTGGCATAATAGTAAAAAGTCGCTATGGTTACCTTACTTAGGCCCGTATCGCGTAAACAATATGTAAATTGTTTGTCAGCCTTTGCGGGGTCGTATTTATCATTTTGCGCGCATATAGCGTGGAAATGCTCGCGCCCTCGTTCTCCAAACTCGGAAGCCAGTGCAAACCCAATGCTGAGATAATTGCTGTAAACTCCTTGCGTTAAATCATAACCACCCCGACAAATCCTATCTATAAGCTCGTCAAACTCGTTGCCGGTGAGCACAGTGTTAACTACCTTGGGCTTTGCCTCCTTTTTTGGGTATTCTTTAAATACCTTACTCGAGGGGTTAACAAATAGCGCAGGGTCTACTGAAAGGAAACGCAGGCGGCTTACATTTTTACAACTTGCATCTATTAGCTGCCCGTAATTACGAAAATAATAGGTTTTAAGCCCGTTAAACGAATCCAAATGCCTGTCGGCTTCTATTCGTACTATCGCGGCCAAGCCATTGCCTGAAGCGCTCAATAATGCGGCAAAAGTATAGGGGTCTTTGGATAACTCCGCTTTTAATTGCCCGGGATTCTCCACCGCGTCAAAATCTATACAAATAAGCCCTGAGTGCGTTAGTAGGTTTGCATTTTTAACGCTGTCTTTAAAAATTCCGCTTATTGTTACCGCAGGGATCTGTTGCTTAATTTCCGCCTGCTGGTCTTTGGATAGTGCGGCCGAGTTTCTAAACGCCTCGATGCTGTTAATATACGTGCCATTCCTTACAAGCTCCAGATATTCCGTAATGGGTATTACAGTAAATTTGTTGCTCAGTTTGATGTTAGGCAGAAAATTTATTTGCATATCGTAATGGCTAGCGGGTGCTCGGTCAGTGTGCAAAGTAGATCGCCATTAAGTTTAGCGTCTCGTATGTATTCGCCATCCTCGGTATACAGTCCAATCTGTTTAATTAGTATCCCTTCCGGGATGACCTCCACCCAAGCTATTCGGGCGTGGGTCGGTTTGTTGTTTTGTGGTGCCATTTTTTAAAGTTATTTCAATCTGATTTATTAGTGCTTGGAACTCTTCTAAGGTGGTTCCGTTGACCTTGCAAATTTTAAACAGGGGTACAAACTTAGTTTTTTTTCTTTTACTAAAATAATAAATACCCCTGTTAGGGATTATAGCGTAATTACTCAAAGCAGTTTCTCGTTACCATCACCCAATTTAATGAAGCCCGAATCCTTGGTGCTTCCAGTGGCGCGGATAAAATCTATTTCAATCTTTGCGCTGTTGATAATTACTTGCCCGACGTCTGCCATTGCCTTAGCGGTTGCTATGTCGATGTCGCCATCCTTCAGGCGTTCCAGTGTTTCAAAAAGGTGATCCCTTAAGTCGTTAATTTTGTTTCGTGCCATGTTGGTTAATTTTTCTAGTTATTTGTTTTTTTATGTGAATTACTGCCCGCAGCTCAGCGGGTAAATTTTGGATATGATTGCGTCGCATATTCTCTGAGCGGTCAATAAGCTCGAGGTTATCAATGCAAACGTTTAGCCTATTGCGGTCCTTAAATACGACAAACAGCCCTTTTGGTATTTCGCCGTGATGCTGACGCCAAAGAAGCCAATGCACAAACTCAAAGCCTTTA